CTAGAGGTGGTGTCGCTAGAGGTAGCGGTGCAGCTCGTCCTCAAAAGTTTACACGCAACGGGTAGAAAGGTTCAATTGAACCAAAATGGCTTTCTTGCAAGGAAACATACCACACTTTAAATGTTGGGTTCGTCGTGAGTATACGGTCAATCATGAGCGTTACCACGGCGAGTTCCTTCACGCTATGGCTATAGCTGTCACTACAATGCCGAATAGATGCTTGAGCTTTCAGGTCATCTTCACAGGCAGTGAGACAGACGATACAGACGATGAGAACGTACACGGCGGGGCTATGTGGGCTAGAATGCCTATAACGGCCCTAGTAGCCGATGAGCCGCTCTCTGAGTGGCCTGAGTGCATGCCCGTACATGACGCCCAGCCTTGGGACTGTCCTTCTCACACGCACTCCGTATACACCTTAGATAGGGCTATGCCTTGTCCTTGGATGGCTAAGGTTGCTGGTGACTTCTTTCCCGCAAAGTATATGTTTACCGTAGACTACACAGGCACTGATGTTGCTGATGACCCAGCGCAGCACAAACAGGCTCATGTATTACAATTATTAGATGCTGGTCCTTGGACGGGTAATGTTATTGCCCTACCAAACAATAGGGTAAGGGTCACTCATCCAGCTTGGTTTGAAACAGGTGAAGGCGCACCAGACTTTAAGCCTTCACAGCATATACATTATTCTAAATCTGATTTAGATTACACATTAGATGTCACACAGATATTCGACAACTTATACAATGAGGCTGAGTGATGAACTATACAGAGCTTACAGCAGCGATAAAGAATTATACAGAGAATGAAGAAACAACATTTGTTTCTTTAATTCCAACATTTGTGCAACAAGCTGAACAGCGCATATTTAGAACCGTAACTATACCTGAGGTAAGAGCTAACAGTACTGGAAGCTTAACTCAAGGAAATCAATATTTGCAAAGACCATCAGACTTCTTGGCTGTTGCATCAATTGCTATAGTTGACCCAACCACATCTGAATATACTTATTTATTAGATAAAGACGTTAACTTTATAAGAGAAGGCTTCCCAGTAACGGCAACGCAGGGAAAACCTTTGTATTACGCTCAGTTCGATGGTGATGCCATAGCTGCTGGAACTCATGGTCACTTCATTGTTGGTCCAACTCCTAATGCCAATTACGTTGTAGAGCTTCATTATTACTATGAACCCCCGTCTATAGTTTCCACTTCAACATCTTGGCTCGGTGACAACGCTGATTCTGTATTGCTTTATGGCTCTCTCTTAGAAGCTTATACATTTATGAAGGGTGAGCCTGACATAATGAATGAGTATAAAGAGAGATACGATACAGCGTTAAGGCAGCTTTCTGTAATTGACGCTTTCAGCAAAAAGGACAGCTATAGAGATGGTGAGCCAAGATGAACAATATGCCATTTAATATGTCTGTGGGTAGCGTTGAGGTTAGGACCACTAACAATCGTGGATTCACACCTGAAGAGGTTGCTGAGAGGTGTACTGACAAGCTGCTACACGTTTCTGAACAAGCCCCTCCTGTAATAAGAGATCAAGCAGTAGCCTACAAACAGCAGATGACAGGCGTTATAGCTTCTTACATGAAACAGGCTATTCAAAGTGACAGAACTACTGTATATAACGCAATCAAAGACGCTGGGCATCTAAAGCTGGCAGAATATATAAGGAATATGTAAATGGCATTCTCAGGAAACTTCATGTGTACTTCCTTTAAGGTGGAACTTCTTAAAGGCATACACAACTTCACAGCAGCATCTAATGTGTTTAAGCTGGCTTTGTATACAAATAGTGCCAGTTTCAATGCTGCGACCACTGCCTATACTTCTGGTAATGAAGTTAGTGGCACAAACTATACAGCCAAGGGAAACGCCATCACTACGGTTACCCCTACCTCTTCCAGCACAACTGCTTTTGTAGACGCTAATGATGTTGTATTTTCAAATGTTACAATTAGCGCGGTTCGTGGAGCTTTATTCTACAATGAGGCAGCATCTGGCGATCCTACAGTAGCTGTACTGGATTTTGGCTCAGACAAGGCCGCAAGTGCTGGAGACTTTACAGTTGTAATGCCAACTGGAGATGCTTCTAACGCAATTATCCGTATAGCCTAAAAGGTATTGTCTCATGTCCACTGTATATCTAGGTGGCTGGGGCCGATCTACTTGGAATTTTGGGTCTTGGAATGAGGCAAGTGTACTCCCAGCACTAAACGGGTCTGTTGGATCATTAACCACTGTTGTTCGCATAAGCGCATCAGGCGTTAGCGCAAATGGACAAGTAGGCACAACAACCCCAACAGGACTTGCTACAGTACCTGTTACAGGTGTCTTAGGAACTTCAGTTCTTGCCACTACTGCAATTGATTCAGATGGCAATATATCTCCATTAGGCTTAAACTCTATAGGTTCTATTGGTTCAGTTTCTATAGTTTCTGAATCAAATCTTTCTGTAAGTGGCGTTTCTTCTAACGCGCAGATTGGAACTGCTACAACTAGATTCGGAAGAGTGGTTAATCCAACTGGAGTTTCTGCAACAGGAACATCTGGAGGCGTCACCGTTAATGAGTCTTCTTCCCTTCCTGTATCTGGAGTTTCTGGAACGGGTCAATTAGGTAGCATAACGCTAATATACAGTAATGCTAATGTAGGCGGTGTATTGGCTAATGCCTTATCTGGTTCTCCTACAGTATCTTCTGATAGCAATATTCCAGCAACTGGAATCTCATCAACAGCTTCTATATCATCAGTAACAACAAAGAGCGGTGTCACTCAAAATGTAACTGGGGTTTCAGCTTCATTCTCGGTAGGTTCAGTAACTGTAAAACAAGGTGCCAGCGTTTCACCATCAGGCCTTCAAGCAAACGGGTTTGTAGGTAACTCAAATGTCTGGGCAAAAATAATACCTATAGATGGATCAAGCTGGTCTGGCATATCTCCAAGTGATTCGGGTTCTTGGTCAGACATTACCCCTTCATCATCAGTAGATTGGAAAAAGATTGCATCTTAACCTTTGGCGCGGTATTAATGGCCCAGCAAAAGGTTCAATTGAACCAAAAGTAAGTCCAAAGTTTGTTGGGAAATTATATGGCTAGTGTTTACACAAACGATTTAAGACTTGAAGAAATAGGTACTGGGGAGCAGTCTGGCTCTTGGGGAACTACCACAAACAGAAATTTAGACCTTATAGCTGAAGCTTTTAGCTTTGGCACAGAAGCTATAACAACAAACGATGACAGCCACACAACAACTTTAGTTGATGGTCAAACATCTCAAGGTAGGTCAATATTCTTAAAATACACTGGTGCTTTGGATTCTAATTGTACAGTAACATTGGGTCCAAACAGTGTAAGCAAGATGTGGTTTATTCAAAACGCCACAACAGACAGTGGGTCATCAGGCCCTTATAGCCTTATTATAAATCAAGGCACGACAGGCGGCAGTGGTTCAAAAATTACCATACCGAATGGACAAGTTAAATGTGTTCACACTGATGGAATTGGTGACGATTCTTCTGTCATTGATGCATTTACAGGTTTAAGCGTTCCAAGCATGTTTATAGCGGGTGCTGCCCCAGCAAGCATTGGTGATGTTTTGGCATTAAGCATAGCGTTAGGATAGAATATGGCTAATACCTTTAAGAGTTACTTGGCAAGCGCCACAGGCACCAGCCCTGTTACTGTCCGTACAGTAGCTGCAAACACACAGACCGTTGCGGTTGGCATTAATTTGGCAAACATTCTAACCACACAGATTACGGCAAGTGCTTACGTGAGCAGGGGTGGTACAGACTTTTACATTATTAAAAATGCTCCCATCCCCGCGCAGGGCGCTCTGTCCGTGCTAGACGGTAAGATTATCTTAGAAGCCGCAGATGCGGTTAAGGTTGTAGCTAACACAGCAAGTGGCCTAGACACTATGTTGTCGGTACTGGAGATTACCTAATGGCTGGATATATTGGCTCTAAATCTTCAGGAATAATATCAGGCATTGATGCGTCTATCGCTGAGTTAAACCTTAACGATAAGGCTTCAGCCAACGGCACTACAGAGGCCAATAAAGTCCTTACGGCAGATGCCAATAAAGATGTTACCGCGATTCGCAACTTGACAGCTACAGGTGATGTGGCGGCTGGCGGTGCTATAACAGCTACAGGCACCGTTACACGCGCTCTGACGCGAGGTTCTATTGACGTAGGAAACGCTTCAGGTGTATCTGCGCCTCTTGCCAAGGGCGCAGCGGATACGGTTCTTACCTCAGATGGTACGGACATTTCATGGGTCGCTGCTGGCGGCGCGTTTGCGGCAAGCACGGTTACAGTAACTGCAAATACAACTTTGACCACTGCACAAAACGGCAATCTTATTCTTGTGACTGCGACCAACGAAAAAGTTATTTCTTTGCCAGCGGCGGCAAATGGTTTGTTCTATGTGTTTAGTAATCAAACCGCCTATTCAATGTATATTAAACCTAATGGCGCACAAACGATAAACGGTATTGCTGGTTCTATAATTCTAGCGGCTGGGGCAGATGGTATTATTAGTTGCGGAACGGCTGGAACAAATTGGTCTAGCGTTGGCATAACTCGGAGTATGGTTGTCCATAAAGCAACAACTATTTACAACGACCAAACTGATAATGGTACGAGATTAACTGGCACATACACGCCTATACTTGGTTCATCTATGCTTATATGTGTAGGTAGTGCTACGGCTGGTTCAGCGAGCACCTATAATGTTATTGAATATACCAGCGGCGGTGGCGGTGGTCAGTCATACTCTGAAAAGTTTATAGCTAGTCCTGCCGCAAGCTACGCATATGAAATTTGCGCGGGTGGTGCTGGTGATCCAAATTCAAGTTTTGATAAAACAACTACTGTTGCTGGCATGACTTGTACGCGCGGGCCTGACAGTACCTACAATTCTGGGAATGCTGGAAATACTAATGGTAGGGCTGGCGGCACAGCAACAGGCGGTACTGTTAATTTTACAGGTGGGAGCGGCGCAAGTCGTGTTAGCGACCAATTTCCAGGCGGCGGTGGTGGCGCGGCAACACGGGCTGGAAATGGTGGCGATGCCAGCAACAGATTTGGCGGCGGAACTGGCGGCAATAATGCAAGTTCAACTGCGGTTGGTGCAGCGGCAACTGCAAGAGACAGTAGTACATACGCTATAGCCAACAGTACATCTGAAACTTATTTGGCGGGTGTTGTTGGTACTAATAATACAAACTCTAATGTGGGTAATGGTGCTGGCCCTAAAACTTTAGTTAATTTTGGTTCCGTTAGTTTTACGATAGCAGACCATAGTAAATTAAGTAGTGACGTTCAAAACTACAACAGCGCCGGTGGTTCAAGAGGTGCAAATTTTGGTGGGTATATCGCAAGAGGAAACGGTGGTTATGTAACATTTGTGGAGTTTATCTAATGATTTTAGACGCAGAACAACTAGCAGGGACACTTGATAATTTAACCGCACATGGCCCTGCAAGGGATTACCGCAATCATCTTTTGGCTTTGTCTGACAGTAAGGTTTGGCCCGATCATGTGCCTGACGCTTGGCGCACCTACAGACAGGCGCTGCGAGATATACCCTCTCAGTCTGGATTTCCCTCAAATGTTATTTGGCCCACAAAGCCTGAGTAGGAGTAAGATATGTCAGGATACATAGGCACACAGCCAGTACCACAGGCCACGCAGAAGCGTCAGGCTTTTACTGCTACGGCAGGGCAGACCACCTTTGCTACAAGCGGGTACTCAGTAGGCTTCGTTGATGTATATATGAACGGCGTAAAACTAGCTGCTGCCGATTACACCGCGACTAACGGCTCTGACGTTGTGCTGGCTACCGCTGCTTTGGTTAATGACATTATAGAGATTGTAGCGTTTACATCTTTTGTAGCTAGTGGTGGGTTAGCCGCTGCAAACAATCTGTCGGACGTAGTAAGTGCATCTACATCAAGAACAAACTTGGGTATAACTTTACCAAATCTTGGAGTTACCAGCACGGCGGCTGAGTTAAACAATCTAGCTGCAGTGCCTCGCGGTTCTATTATTTACGGTAATAGCAGCGCAGCTACAGCAAGACTAAGCAAAGGCGCAACAGGCACAGTACTGACCGCTGGCGCTGATGACATTAGCTGGGTAGCGGCAAGCGGTGGTGGCGAACAAGAGTTTACAGCCACAGGCGCAATCACTGCTGGTCAAATTGTTGGTATAATTCCTGATGGAACAATAAGCACTTTTTCGCCTTTTAACGGAAGTCTTACAAGTTCAACAACCACCATAGGCGCTCAACTTCAGAGATGTGGAATAACTTATGACACCAATGCCAACAAACTTATAATAGCATCAGCACGGCAGTCCACTAGCCCCTACTACGGATACGTGCAAGTTTGCACTATCGCTGCTGATAACACTATAAGCATTGCGTCTGAGGTTGCGATGAACAGTGCAGCAACAAATCTGGCCCGTCCTGCTTTTGATCCTGCTACGGGCAGAACAAACATTTTTTATGTTACAACTCAAAACAATCCTCAAACGCCACATGCAATTTCTGGAATTGTTAGCGGCAATTCAATGACGTTTGGTTCAGCCGCTACTGGCCCTACTGAATCAGGAGATATTAATGATGGCGGCCTTATATGGCTAAATGTTGGTTCAAACAAAACATTAGCTGTTTATCGCAAAAACCTTGGTAGCGGCAATAAGAGCGTTGCGTATGTAATAACAACTAGCGGGACAAGCGTTTCGTGGGGTTCGGCTGTTGTCGTGGATAGCACTACTAGCAGCGCCAATCAGCGTGGCGCGGTTTATGACCCTGATACTAATAAGGTTGTTATTTTTTATGTAATAGGATCGACTTCAAAGTGTGTAGTTGGGACAGTTTCAGGAACAAGCATTTCGTTTGGCACTGCGATAGACTTGTCTGCCACAGTCGGCTTTACAGGCATTGGTACGATGTACCCTGTTTACGACACAAATGCTAACAAGGTAGTCTTTGGCTTCCCAGATTCAGCTAATGGAAATTTACCTACTGTTCTGGTTGGGACAGTTAGTGGCACAACTATCAGCTTTGGTAACCCGACGGTGGTAAACGCTTTAGAAACTTGCGGCACTATGGGTATGGCCTTTAATTCTAACAGCAATACTGTTGAACTTAATTATACTGGCAGTCTTTCTGGCTCTGTCATTCAAACTGTTAAAGTCAGCGGAACAGTTGTCGTATCAGGGCCAATCAGAAAAATCCCAAACGGTCAGGTTGTTAGCAGTAATGGTGGCATGATTTACGACCCTGATACTTCGAGGGCGGTTGTTGTAAACGGCAGCAATCCTCCCGGAGCTATGGTCATAAACCCTTCTGCCCCCACATATGTCGGTATAGCCAAAGAAAATATTTCTGACGGTGCTGCTGGGGCAGTTACAGTGGCGGGTGGCATAAATGAAAGCCAATCAAGTCTTATAACAGGGTTTGACTATGGGCTTCCAACAACAGGGGCAGCAGTTGCCGCTGGCCCCGCTAATAAAATAGGAAAAGCAATTTCTGCCACTAAACTTTACATTAGCGAGGGGTCAGTCTGATGAAGACTTTATGCAAAGATGGTATTTCTTACTACATGTTTGCGGATAGCAAAATTATAACAATTAATAGTGTAAACGTTGCTGTGGGAGAACCAGTAGAATATTACATTGGTGATATGAATAGTTCTAATTGTCTTTTGTACGAAAGCGTTACTGAGCCTAATGAATACGTTGGTGGTGGAAAGTACATGTTTGACGGTACAACTTGGTCTGACAACCCAGCATGGGTAGCGATGCCCGAAGAAGAAGCGGAGTAAGATATGACCAAAGCTAGAGACCTTGCAGGATTCGCGTCATCCTCTGTAACAACCACAGCCTCTGATGGCTTGGTTCTCAAGGGCGATGGTAGCAGCACAGACGTTGTAATCAAGAACGGCGCTAACGCTACAGTGGCTACAGTGGCTGACGGGACTACTACGCTGGCTGCAACTGCTAACCTAACGGCTGGTGGTTCTATAACAGCTACAGGTGCGTCTGTAGGTGCGTTGGCTAGAGGTTCTATACAAGTAGGCAACTCGTCAGGTGTGGCTGCAGCGTTGGCTAAAGGCGCTGCGGGAACAGTCCTAACATCTGATGGCACTGATTTATCATATGCTGCTGTTGCAACAGGTGAAACAATTACGTTCCCATCCGATTGGTCATCGCCAAGTGCCACCTATACTTCCAGTGGAACATGGTCAAAAGGAGGTTTAGCAGACGATGCTTATGTTTGGTTATACCTTCTAGGTGGCGGCGGTGGTGGCTCAATGCGTGAATATTCAAACGGCACTGGGGTTGCTCAAGGTGGAAATGGTGGCGGGGCATTTCTTCTTTACGGACAGGCGGGAGTTTTAAACGGAACTGCATATACCATTGCTGCTGCAAAAGCGGGTCGAACATCGTCGGATAGCGGTCAAAGATACGCTATAATTCCCGGCAACGTTTCAACTTTTACACTGCCATCATCTATAGGTGGCACAGTGTATACTACTGGATTGGGTTATTCCGATAGTACACCGAGCTATGTAAAACTTGTATCAACAGAAAGTGTAGTTGATATAATTCCTTTATCTGCGGCTTCTGATGACTTTGTTTTGTTTAATACGCCACCCTATGAATTTACGGACCTTGGAAAACCTAGTGGTATTAGAGCGGTATATGGTCTTGGGGAAAAAGCGTACAGCGGTGGGACTGATGCTGCTGAGGCTTGCATTTTTGGATCAGGCAACGGAGGCCGTATACTAAGTAATGGCACTGTAGGACTTCCGGGAAGTAGCCAATTTGCTGCTGCGGGTGGTAGCGCCGCTTCAACAGGGAACGATGGTGTTTCTCCCGGCGGTGGCGGTGGCGGCGCAACAAGTGGTAGTGGTAATGGCGGTGCAGGTGCGGCTGGTAATTTGCGTCAGTACAATGTGTAGGAGATTGCTATGACTAAAGTTTGGTACAACAAAACCACAGGTAACGGCGCAGTCTTTGATAATGATGCAAGCCTTTCTGATTGGCCTGATTTTCAAGAAACAAAACCCTTACCAACAGCAGTTGAAGTTCGCGCAGAACGTGACGCACTACTAGCAGCGTCTGATAGTATGGCACTCGCTGACCGCATAACTGACGAGTGGCGCACTTATCGTCAGGCACTGCGTGATATACCCGCACAATCTGGGTTTCCCACAAATGTGACTTGGCCCGTTGAGCCTAGCTAGTTTGGTTCAATTGAACCTTTTGAGGTCTGAATCAATCCTAGTAGTCATACGCAAGGATATATAGTAATATACCTCAAGTAACTTTGATTAGAGGTGTTCTATGGCGTTGAGTAAACTTCAGTTCAGATCAGGAGTAAATAAGGAAACAACGTCTTATAGCAATGAGGGCGGTTGGTTCGACGTTGATAAGGTTAGGTTCAGGTCTGGATTCCCAGAAAAGATTGGAGGCTGGACCAAACAATCTGAAAATTCATTTTTAGGAACATGCAGGTCGCTTCACCCTTGGGTGGCATTAGATGGTTCTAGGTTTGTGGGTGTTGGAACAAATAGAAAGTATTACATAGAAAGTGGAGCTGCTTTTTACGACATAACACCTGTAAAGAAGACCGTAAATTTAACAAACCCATTCACTGCTAGAAATGCAAACCTACACAATACACAAGTGTCAGCTACAGATACTATAATAAGACTTGTAAATAATACTGCCGCTTCAGCCTTTGCCCCTTCAGGAATTATAAAAATAGGTTCTGAGATAATAACCTATACTGGCACATCTGGAGATACCCTTACTGGATGTGCTAGAGGTCAAGAAGGCACAACGGCAGCAGTTCATGCTGGAAGCTCAAATGTCTCAAGCTCAACTATAAAAGTTTCACATACAGATCATGAAGCTTCTATTGGTGATTTCGTTATATTTTCTGGTGCCACATCACTTGGTGGTAATATTAATGCATCAGTATTAAACCAAGAATATGAAGTGTCATCTATAATTGATGGAAACAACTATCAGATACAGGCAAGAACGGTATCAACCATACAATCTATTACTGTTTCAACAGGCTTAAATCCAACTTATTTATTCTCATCAACATCAGATACATCAAGTGGTGGAGCTGTAACTTTAAATTATTTAATTTCAGCAGGTCTTGATACGTCAATATTTGGCACAGGATGGGGGGCTGGCACATTTGGTCGTGGCTCTTGGAACTCATCTGCTAGTATTAGCGCACCTGGTCAGGCTTTGGGCTTTTGGTCTCATGATAACTTTGGTCAAAACTTACTTATAAATTCACATAACGGGAATATATACTATTGGCAGTTTGCTAATGGCCTTGAGTCAAGGGCTACAGCTTTGTCTGATTTGGCTGGTGCTGATGGTTTAGCCCCTACCGTATCAAAGCAGGTAATGGTTTCTGACAAAGACAGGCATACAATAGTTTTTGGCTGTGATCCTGAAACTGATATAGGTGTACAAGACCCTATGTTAATCAGATTTAGTTCACAGGAAAGCCTAACCACTTGGGGCGCATCAAGTACAAATACTGCTGGTGATTTAAGGTTGGGTTCTGGTTCAGAAATTGTATGTGCCGTTGAGACAAAGCAGCAGATAATCGTATTTACTGATACATCTGTTTACGCAATGCAGTTCCTTGGGCCACCGTTTACATTTGGTATAAACATGATATCCGACAACACCACAATATCTGGTGCATTTGCACCTGTTGGTATTGAAGATTCTGTTTTCTGGATGGGGCTGTCTGAGTTTTATTCCTATGATGGTACGGTTAAAGAAATACCATGCACAGTAAAAGACTTCGTTTTTAAAGATTTTAATCAAGATCAAAGAAGTAAAGTCTACGCAGCATCCAATACAGCGTTCTCAGAGGTCTGGTGGTTTTATCCATCTGCTAGCAGTTTTGAAAACAACAGATACGTTGTTTATAATTATGGTCAAAACATATGGTACTATGGCTCCATGTCTAGAACCGCATGGATTGACCGTGGCATTTCGGCGTTGCCTGTTGCCGCTGGCACGGATCACTATCTATACAGGCATGAATCTGGGTTTGACGATGGAAGTACAAGCCCCGCCACACCTATATCTGCTTACATTGAAAGCAGTCAAATGAGCATAGGTGATGGAGAAAACTTTGTGTTTATAAGTAAGATCATACCAGACCTTACATTTAGGGACTCAACAGCCAACACGCCATCAGCTACAATGACCGTCAAGGCTAGAAACTTTCCTGGTGGTCAGTACTTGCAGACAAACAGTAGTGCAGTATCAAAAGAAGTTTCCAGCACTGTAGAAAAATTTACAGACCAATTGTATGTAAGGATACGTGGCAGAAGCTTTGCATTTAAAATACAATCTTCAAGCTTAGGAGAGACTTGGCGTCTTGGGTCACCTCGCGTTGATGTCAGGCCAGATGGGAGAAGGTAATGTCTAGAAATTTACCTAAACCTTTCTTTGGAACCCCGCCTTTAAACTACAATGTCACTTACATGGACAACATTGTTAGGTCTTTTGCTCTTTACATAGATCAAATGCAAAACCCAGGAGAAGGAAGAAACTCAACTCAAGTATTTACTGATCTACCTACCAATGATTCTGGTTTAGAAAATGGCTCTGTGTTTGTTGTAGATGGTGTTTTAAGGATTCCCGTGCCTAATCAGCCTTACCTTCAAGGACTTTCATCTACCTGCGAAGTGGGAAAGGTTACCGTTACATGACTAATGATATGAATGAAAAGGTCAGAGAACTGGAGAAGGATATGATAGCTCTTCAAACTGAGGTGAGAATACAATTTAAAGAGTTATTCGTAAGGGTCAAACGATTGGAAACAACATTAATGGCAGCTTCTGGGGCCATAATTCTTATGTTGGTAACCATACTTGTAAAAATGGGATAGGTATAGTTTTGGTTCAATTGAACTAAACTAAGCTTAGTTTAAATAAATGATAGACCCTGTCACAGCATTTGCAGCCGCTAACGCCGCATTTAAAGGTGTTAAAATATTAGTCGGTGCTGGCAGGGAAATGCAAGATGTTAGCAAGCAACTTGGGGCTTGGTACGGAGCGGTTGCAGACATCACCAGAGCTGAGTCTCAACGCAAAAAACCCACATGGCTAGATAAGGTATCTCACGGCACTGACAACATAGAGCAAGAAGCTATGGATATTGTCATCCGAAAGAAAACTTTGCTTGAAAAGGAAAAAGAGATTAAGTTTATGTTGGACTACAGATTTGGTTTAGGAACATACGATGAGATGCTTGGTATGCGTAGACAAATCCGTAAAGAAAGAGAAGAAACTGTATACAGAACTATGGAAGCAAAAAGACAAATACAAAACAATATAGCGATAGCTACTTTATGCTTTGCTATAATTGGTACTTTAGGTGGTGGTGCTTACTTACTTGTATTGGTTTTACAATGATAAATGCTTTAATATTATCTGTGACACTAGCGGGAGTTGCAA